GTACTAACCAAGCAGTAAAATCAGCCGGTCGTAACAACGAGATGTCTTATCAATTAAGCATGAAGTCTGCTGAATTGAAAAGAGACATGGAAGCGGCTTTATTATCTGCTGCTAACGGTGTATCTGGTGCAGTATCTAACGCTGGCACATCCGCAACTCATGCTGGTTCTACTTCTGCTGCACGTCAGTTAAGAGGCTTAGAAGGCTGGATCGCAACTAACGTAGACTTAGGCGCTTCAGGTGTTGCACCTGTATACACAATGGGTTCATGGGCGGCTCCGACTGACGGTACTCAACGTGCCTTCACTGAGACTCAGTTAAAGAACGCATTGCAGTTAGCGTACGCACAAGGTGGCGAGCCTGATTTAATCATGGTAGGGCCTGGTCAAAAACAAACTTTCTCGACTTTCACAGGCGGTTCAACCCGTTTTGATAAAGCTGAAGATAAGTCTGTGACTGCGGCTGTTGATGTTTATATCAGTGACTTTGGTACGCTGCAAGTGGTTCCTAACCGTTTTCAACGGACTCGTACTGCGTTTATCTTGGAAACTGGAAAATGGGCATTGGCAACATTGCGTTCGTTTGACACTGTTGATCTGGCTAAAACAGGTGACGCAGAAAAGAAACTTATCACAGTTGAATACACACTAGAAGCACGTCAAGAGAAGGCTTCTGCTGCTGTAAAAGACTTGTCTTAAGACTTAACCTGAGTGGGTATAACAACCCACTCAACCTACTGTCGGGAGACACTAGATGATTGATGATGCAATCCAAATTCAAGCCACAGGTGTCAGCTTAACGACATCCGGCACAAGCACCAATGCTACTATTCCAAATACAGCCAGTGGCACAAAGCCAAAATATATACGTATCTGCGTAACTGCTAACTGTTTTGTTAAAATCGGACAATCTGGTGTAGTCGCTACAAATACCGATATTTTAATGATTCCTACTGACCATTTAATGTTGAAGGTGTCAGGCAACACTACGATCGCTGCGATACAGCAAGCAGGTGCTGGTATCTGTAACGTTATGCCACTGGAAGATTTGTAATGTTGTCTCACTTAAGCGTGCAAGATGACTTGATGGTCGTCAAGTCCATGCAAGACGTTCAGCCTATATTGCAGTCTGTTAAAGACAAGGTAGAAGTGGGTGATGTAGGCTCGAAGGACATGAAACATGCCGCGACTATACCGATGGTGGTTATTGAGGCTTACATGAACCGCGTCGGCTTAACTTTCCAAGAGTTCTTGCGTGATAAAGAGCATATTAAAGCCATGCTTAACGATAAGTCACTAGAGGGCTTTCGTGTCTGGAAAGGGGCTGTCTAATGTCTATTGCTAACTATTCAGACTTATCAACAGCAATCGGCACATGGCTACACCGTAGTGATTTAACAGCTGTTATTCCTGACTTTATCAGGCTTGCTGAAGCCAGAATGCAGCTTGATCTGGATACACGGCAATTAAACAAAGTGACCACCCTTACCACAACATCAGGCACGAATACGCTGGCGTTACCCAGTGATTTCAATAAAGCAAGGGCGCTGTCTATGATATCCGGTGGTGTCACCATTGTTTTAGACGCTATGCCACCTGAGCTATTAGTGCAACGCTGGGGCAGTTATACCTCCTCGATGCCAAGAAGTTACTCGATCAGAGGTAGCGATTTACTGCTAGGTCCAACACCCAATGGTAACTATTCATTAACATTAGAGTATCTGGCAGCGATACCGGGCTTATCTGATACCAACACAACCAATGATATTTTAACTAATTATCCTGATGCGTACCTCCATTGCTGCTTAATCTACGCAGGGCAATACACGCGTGATAATGAAATTATAGCCGGCATGGAAAGCCTATATGGCGCTGATGTTGAGCGCATTAATCTACAAAACTGGGGGCAATCAGCCACCATGACGATGAAGCAGGGGTAAATAATGGCACTCGAAACAGGTAACTACATCAATGATCTGGTTATTACTTCACCGACTTCAACCGACCCAAAGAGTCAAGGCGACGATCATTTAAGACTACTTAAGACAGTATTAAAAGAAACGCTCAATGGCTTTACTGGCGCTATTTTAGTGACTGCAACCGATACAGGTACAGCAACAGGTCATATCTTAACGCCTAGCACTGCTCTAATTGGCTACACGCCTATGTTGTGCTTACTTTATAAAGCAAATATTACTAATACGGGTGCATTAACCGTTAATGTGTCTGGTTTAGGTGTTAAATCAATCAAAACGATGGCTGGTGCTGATCCTACGGCTGGGGACATTGTAGCTGGCTATCCAATGTTATTAATGTATGACGGCACTAATTTTGTTACGTTAGGTGGATCGGAGTTTTTAAGCAAGACAGGCAATCAAACACTCACCGGAAACCTAACACTAACGGGTAGTGAAACAATTAGTGGAACATTAGGCGTTACAGGATTAACAACACTTAATGCAGCTATAGGATTAACTAGAACTGCTGGCGATAACACAACTAATCTTGCAACGACTGCTTTTGTAACAACATCGACAGCAAATGAAGCTGCAATACGGTTAGCGGCAGATAACTTGCGCGCACCATTAGCTTCTCCTGCATTAACTGGAACACCAACGTCGACAACTGCATCGGCTGGAACAAGTACAACACAAATTGCAACGACTGCTTTTGTAACGACTTCTACAGAAAATGAAGCTGCAATACGGTTAGCGGCAGATAACTTGCGCGCACCATTAGCTTCTCCTGCATTAACTGGCACTCCAACATCGCCAACCGCATCGGCTGGAACAAGTACGAATCAAATAGCAACCTGCGCTTTTGTTACTGCAACAGCATTTAACGCAGCACTACCAGCACAAGCAGGAAACGCAGGTAAGTTTGTCACAACTGATGGCACTAATGCAAGTTGGGCAGAGCTTGTTATTCCATCTTATTTATTAATGGCTCAAGGGATAATTTAATATGTCAACTACAGCACAATATGCCTCAACTCCCGTATTTGGAGCGGCACTACTAACAACAGCAGATACTTCATTGACTGCACCTACCACAGTTGGAACAGTTTTAACGGCTGGTTCAAGTGGAACTCGTATTGATTTTATAGAAGTCATGGGTGTAGCAACTACCGTTTCTGGCATAGTTAATTTGTTTATTTACGATGGAACAACCTATCATTTATGGCAACAAATACCAATCATTCCTGTAACTGTAAGCACTACTGCAACATCATTTACTTCAACAATCTCAACTAACAACACGCCAAACAATTTACCGATGATTATACCTACTGGATATTCATTAAGAGCAACAACAACTATTGCCCAAACTGGCGTAAAAGTTATTGCTTACGGAGGTAACTTCTAATGAATAAAGGCTCTTATGGATATCCTTTACCGCCTAATGGTTTTGTTCGTGTTGCTCCTGCACAATGGAGGCAATATAAATTAATCACTACAACTACATCAACCGAAACTGTCCCTCAAAATGTATTTCAAATAGGCGTTGCAGTGTTTGGCGGTGGTGCAAATGCTTCTGGTAGTTACGCCGGTGGCGGAGGTGGGGGCTTTGCTTTTGGTATTGTTGATGTAATTCCTGGTCAATTACTGCCAACAATTACTATTGGGGCAACAGCAGGTACATCATCATTTGGAACTATCTTATCGGCAACAGGTGGCACAGGTTCATCAGGTGGAACTGGGTCTGGATCATCAATGTTGCGTGGGTTTATGACAGCTTCTGGTGGTTCTGGTGGTGGTGGTAATGCTCCTGGTGGTTTTGGTGGTGGTGGTGCAGCAGGTTCTTTTTATGGAAATGGAGGGAGTGGCGGCATTGCCAATAGTGGAACTACATCATATGCAGGTGGCGGCGGACTAGGAGGAGGCAACGGTGGATTAACAGCAGCATCACAATATGGCGGTGGCGGTGGAGTTGGGTTCGCTGGTGGTGCTGGTGCATCAGCTGGCGGCGGTGGTGGTACGGCATCTGCGGGATCAAGCAACGCAGGTGGACAAGGTATTGCAGGATTAGGAGGAAATTCAACAATACAAGCCACAAGCACTAATATAATTTCGCCATTTTTACAACTAATTACCAAATCATTAGGCGGAGGTGGAGGTGGTACTGCTACTGCAACAGCAAATGGCGCTGTTGGAGGTGGTGGAGGTGGTACTGCTACTGCTGGTGGTGCTGGAGGGTTCGGTGGCGGAGGTGGAGGTGGTACTGCTGGTGGTACTGGAGGGTTCGGTGGTGGTGGTGGCGCTGCTGCTGGTGCTGGTGCTGATGGAGGGTTCGGTGGCGGAGGTGGTAAGGGTTCTGGTGGTGCTGGTGCTGGTGGAACAGGCGCAGTAGTTCTTTATTGGACAGAAGGTTACTAAAATGACAAATTATGCAAGAAATGTTAATGACGTAGCTGTTGATGTAACAACTACTGACCCAACCACTATTTACTATCCAACGGTTGCCGCTGAGTTTATTGCTGTCCCAGCAGATGTTGAAAATGGATGGATATACGATGAGGCTACTAAGAAGTGGAGTGCGCCTCCACCTCCTCCTGTGCCTCCAACACCTGTGCCTGTGCCTCCGATAGTAACAGCAGTGCAGTTTATGATGTTGTTCTACCCACAAGAACAGGCGTACATTCAAAACTCAACTGATCCTATAGTTAAAGTGTTTTGGACTCGTTTTCAAGATATTAGAGTGACTGAAGTTAATCTTGCATTAGATTCTATGAGTCAAACTCTGGATTATTTATCAGCAACTAATGTTGAGCCAGCTTTAACGCCTCCAGCTCCTTATTTGGCGGCAGGTAGAAAAGCTCAAATATTGACAGGCAAGGCTATATAAATGCCTTTAGTTAAGGTAAAAGGAACTGGACAGATAGGTCTTAATCGTGACTTATCGCAAGCTGAGTTACCGATTAACGCATGGTCTGACTGCCAGAATGTTAGGTTCCTAGACGGATATGCGTATCAGTTCTTAGGGCATGGTGAGGTTTATAACTCGCCTAGCTTTGCACCTCAGCATGTTATTCCCTGTAATGTTGCTGGCAATCGTTTCTGGGTGTATGCCACCGCAGGTAAGCAGTATGCTGTCACCATTGTTGCTGGTGTAGCAGTACACTATGACATAACGCATTTGACTGCGCGAACTGGTGTGGTTAATCAGTGGACAAGCACCTTGTTATCCGGTGTTCCTATCTTCAATGCAGGTGACACGTTGACCGTGCCTATGGCTTGGAGCCTCAACACGGCTAATAAGTTTGTAGATTTAACGAACTGGCCAGCGTCTACTTACTGTAAGTCAATCAAGGCGTTTAAGAACTACCTAATCGCTCTTAATATCACCAAGGGATCGACAAATTACCCGTTCATGGTGAAGTGGTCACATCCTGCTGATCCCGGTGGCTTACCATCAAGTTGGAACGAGGCTGATGCAACCAAGCAGGCCGGTGAAGCTGATCTTGCCGAGGGTTACGATCCGATCATTGACGGTATGCAACTGCGCGACTCCTTTATGATCTATAAAGAGAATAGTTGCTGGCGTATGGACTTCATCGGCGGCAATTACATCTTTAAGTTCAGTAAAGTGCTGGGTAAGTCCGGTGCAATGAATCGTAACTGTATCGCCGATATTGATGGCTATCATGTGGTATTGACGCAAAATGACGTAATTATTCATGACGGTAATTCTGCAACATCCATATTGGATAAAGCTACCAGACGTTCGTTATTTCAGTCTATTGACGTTGATAATTATCAGAAAGCGTTTGTTTTTGCTAATCCGTTCTTTAACGAAGTCTATATATGTTATCCGCAGATTGGTTCGAGTAGCTGTGATAAGGCAATTATCTATAACTATGTTGATAAAACGGTATCAGCCAGAGACATGCCGAATGTTAATCATGCTACCTATGGTCCGGTTGATAATGGCTTAATCGGTAACTGGGCGCAAGACTCTGCACCTTGGGATTCAGATTTAACCAAATGGAATGGACCAGACTTTGTGCCGACAGCGGCAAGAGTCATCATGGGTAGCAATAACACCAAACTCTATATGTTAGATGCTTCAGCCTCATTTGATGGCGTAATACCAAGTGCTTATCTTGAGCGTAGAGGATTGTCATTTGATGCCTCAGAGACATTAAAGTTAATCAGAGGTATTAGGCCACGCATAGTAGGCAACACTGGGCAAACGGTATTAATACAAATAGGCAGTCAGACTGATCCGTTCCTTGAACCTGTATGGGGTCCAGTGATGACCCATACCATAGGTAGTACGATTGCTAATGATTGCCTAGTATCAGGCCGATATATTGCTATCCGCTTTATGACCGGAACAGCATATCAGTGGCGTTTAGACTCGTATGATGTAGATGTAAATCCAATGGGAGGCTGGTAATGGCTGGATTGTTAGATTGGTTATCGCAACAAAAAGATTCAGCGATGAGCGACTATGCAGGGCTAATGGATAATTATCCTAATGCTCAGAAATTTGGTAATGGGCTAATCAATAACATATCTCAGCATATTCCCAGTAATGAGGACTTTCATTCACCGCATAAGATGGGTGAAAGGAGTATGGAGATGGCTATGAACGCACCGATGGGGTTGACCTCTCTTAGCAATTCGGCAATGAATAAAATAATAAAAGCGCTAGAGTCTAGTAACAAATCAACTGCACCTAAAATTCCAACTGGAAATGTTTTTAACAATAGTTTAGGTGAGATTCCATTAGAAACCAGAATAAAAGCCGATGATTATTTTTCTAACAGCAATCATCCGCAACCAATTAATATTTCGGATATTATTCCTACTCAAAAAAATATCACCTTAAATAATCTTAAGGGCGTTAATAATATTGAAGAACCAGTTAATGCCGTTATGATCAATGGAAAGTATTATTTAACTGATGGTCATCATAGGGTGTCTCTTGCTAATTTGAATAATGAAACAAATATTTTAGGAAAAGTTTTTAATGCAAACACTCAATAGCAATTCCGTATTCTACGCTCCAGCACCGATACCCACTGATAGTCAGTATCTAACGCAGTACATCGCTAATGAATTAATCGCTATACAGTCGGCTATTAATGCGCTGGCAGCAGGGCATTTGGATAAGGTTTACGCTGTTCCTGCTAAGTTGCGTGATGGTGATATTCGATATGCTGATGGAGTCACATGGAATCCCGGAAGCGGTGCAGGAATATACTATTACAACGGTACACTCTGGAAGTTGCTCGGTTGATGATATGTTATAATATATCAACGCTATCATGTCGGGAGACGCAATGGCACTTGAACACGGAAACCTAGCAGTACACGAAGTCACTAGCGATCTTGAGCTATATGATATATGGCCTGAGATTCGAATCGGCATCAATGCCATGCGCGCTAAATGTCCAGACATGTTGGACTATCCAGAGCATATATTCCACGAAATAAAAATCAAGCAATCAAAACTTCTTGTTGCCAACATAGAGGGCGCTTACGCTGGATTTTTTACCGTCAAGACGGTTGACTGTGCAGATGGGCATGGACTTCTAATTGCACTCATTCACAACGCTAGTACCGATCCAGATTATCTATATAACTTCTTCAAGATCATTGAAGAACTCGTAAAACTTACAGGATATAGGCGCGCAACTTTTGCACTTACTCGCAAGGGTTGGCTACCGGCACTCAAGAAACTCGGCTATGACTCAGAAAATAGCGTCACCTATCAAACTATAGAGGCTTCACATGTTTAAAATAAATAACCTGACTGCTTTTTTCTTTACCTATTTTTGCCCAAGGTTTTATGGCACACCACCATCGCCATCAGCAAACACAACATCATCAACCACAGCAACACCTTGGTCAGGAGCTTCTAAGTATCTAACGAATAAAAATAGTACATGGAACAAAGATACTGGCATGTTTGACAATAATGGAAATGGACCGACAGGGCTTTATGAGCAGCTAGGAAACTACGCTAATCAATATTCAAACTTAACGCCTGAGCAACAAAATTTAAAAGCGATGTCAGATAACGCCTATGCTGGGCGCTATGGCACAATGCAAACTGCTTACAATGACTCGACAGCGCTAGGGAATAAAATATCCGGTGGTGCTTACGATACTAATTATGGTCCTGTAGCAAATGCAGGTTTAACTAATGCTAATGCATCTAATGCAGGTTTAACTAATGCTAATGCATCTAATGCAGGTTTAACTAATGCTAATGTGTACCAAGGACAAGCGGCAACATCCAACGCTTCACTGAGCAATTTAGTAGCTGCAAGAAAAGATCAGGGAGTGCTTGATCCAACTAAAGCATTAAGCCAAACCCTAAGCGGAAAGATAGATAATCCTTATTTGCAAGGATTACAGCAAGCCAATATTAATACATCAATGCGTGGTTATAACGACGCTATTCAAAACCTAAATCAACAGGTCATGCCTGGCATCAATAATGATGCGTTTGCCGCTGGTCAATATGGCGGAAGCAGACAAGGCATAGCGCAGGGATTAGCGTTGCAAGGCATGGATAGAAGCGCAAGGGATTTAGGAATATCAGCAATGGACAATGGAACGGCTTTGTATGGAAATGCTTATCAGAACGCTCAGCAACGCATGACAGATACGGCAAACAATATAAACACTCAAGCTGGGCAGAGCGCCCAATATAATGCCAGTAACATGCAACAAAATAATCAGTTCAATGCTGAAAATCAACAAGCAATGAATATTGCTAACATGAACGCATTGAACAACGGTAGCCAATTCAATGCAACTAGCGCTAATGACATGAGCCAGTTCAATGCTGGACAAGCTAATGATATAAGCAAATACAACTCTGGACAAGCTAATGTCATGAGCCAGTTCAACTCTGGACAAGTTAATGACATGAGCAAATTCAATGCTGGACAAGGTAATAACATGAGCCAGTTCAATGCTAACTTAGGCTTGCAAAATAATACACAAGGAATGCTACAGCAAGCTCAAAACATGGGTAATGCAACAACTGGTAATGAGTTAAATAACACAGCTCTAACAAGATTGTTCTCTGGACAAGATCAAAATTATTCAAATCAGATGACTAACGCTAATTTAGAACAGCAACAAAAGTTAGACATGCTTAATATGCAGCTAGGCGCGTACTCACCGGGCGCTAACTTAGGCGGAAGCACAACCGCAACAACACCTTACTATGACAACACGCTGGGGAATATAGGCGGCATGGCAGCAGGTGCTGGTGGTCTTATATCGGCATTGAAAGGCAAATGAGTAGCCTAGCACTACAAGGCAATATGCCGGAGATTCTTGCTTTAGAGAAGATTATATTAACGCTTGAGCAAGTCGAGTGTCCTATTAGTCATTATCAGATCGAGGGAGTCTATTGTCGCTCGATGTTTATACCGGCAGGAACAGTCTTAACAGGCGCTATTCACAACAAAGAAAATATTTCGATACTGGCTCAAGGGACAATTCGAATAACCAACGGCACAGAGTCAAAGTTAATATCAGCACCTTATATTATGGTGGATCAACCCGGTATTAAAAGGCTCGGTGTCTCTGAAACAGACGTAACTTTTATTAATGTATGGCGTACTGATACTACTGATCTTGATGAGATTGAGAAAGAGATTAGATCGGATACGTTTGAAGAATATGAACAGAAACTTTTAGGAGTATCAGCATGACAATATTTGCATCGGCAGCGGCCATTGGGTCTAGCTTGCTTTCATCAGCACTAGGCGCTGGTATAGTAGGAGGGGTTGGTACTGGCGCATTAGGTTTATCAGCAGGTGCAATTGGCGCAGCAGGCTCAGCGCTAGGGGCTGGTGTAGCTGGTGGAGCATTAGGGGCTGGTGTCGGAGCTATTTCAGCAGCCGCTCAAGGACAGGACGTAGGGAAAGGCGCTTTAATGGGTGGCTTAACAGGTGCGGCTGGTGGAGGATTAGTGGGCGGCATAAGTGGTGCAGCTGGAGGCGCGGCAGGTGGTGGTGCTGGAGGCGCGGCAGGTGGTGGTGCTGGAGGTGTTGGCAGTACAGGTACAACCGTAGGAACAGGTGGTAGCGCACTAGCGCCAGTAGCAGAAACAGGTGTCCCAGCGGCACAAATGTCAACAACTGTACCAGGCTCAGTGATGCCACAAACAGCTTTAGATGCTGCAATATCAGGCGCACCCAATGCAGTAACTCCAATGGCATCTTCAGTTCTTCCAGCCGCGCCAAGTGCAGGCGGCAGCATGATGCCAACGCTTGGACAAGTTGGCACAGGATTACAAGTGGTTGGTAAAGGGGCTGAAATGCTTGCACCTAAACCGCCTCAAGGTGGACCAATAAAGCCTGCACCGGTCATGCCTTCGAGAAATCAAATTCCCTACACTAAACCCGTCCCTCGTGGTATGGGCAGATTCGGAGGCATGTAATGGCTGGACTATTGGATTATTTATCTAACTTAAAATTCGAGCCTGATGCGAAAAGCATGGGATTGATGAACATGGGTGCTGATATGTTGGCCGCTAGTGGTTATCACGATAGACCAGTTGGCTTTGGTGAGACATTAGGTGCTGGATTGCATGGCTTTAATCAAGGCTACATGGCGCAAAAGAATCACGAAGAGTCTTTGGCGGCAGCAGAGCAGAAGAAATTGCTTGATGCAGCTGATATTAACTATAAAAATGCTCAAGCTAATTATTATAATGCTGGTGGTTCTGGCGCAACACCTGGACCGTACATGATACCGGCAGGAGCAGTAGAAGAAACTTTCGGAAGTCAAAAAGGCTATAGATTAAAAGACGGTAGTTTTATACCCGCTATTCACGGTCTAACAGAATATCAATACCTTAATCTTGATCCTGTGCGTCAACAACAAATTGCTGCGGCTAAAGAGGGTGTAAAAACAAATCCAGTTGAAATGTCGGACGGTTCTAAAATACCTATGACTAATAGCCAAGCAAACCCAAATTATAACTATGGTGGAAGCAATCAAGCTAATCAATTATCTCCTTTAGAGCTAGAGATTAAGCAAAAGATAGAATCAGGTCAAATGACTCAAGAACAAGGAATAGCAATTCTTCAACAAAATGCTGCTCCCGGACTAGCTCCTAATGCAAGTGGTATTGGAATAGGGCAATCAACTGAAAGTAAATACAACCAACAAAAGACAGGTGAAATTAATGGTGAGGCACAAGCAAAAGCCCAAATTGATTTACCCGGCTCACTGGCGGCTTCTGAGCAACTGAGCAAATTAACCAATGAAATATCTACTCATCCGGGCTTGCCGGGTGTGGTGGGTATGCCTAACTTTTGGGGTGCGATGCCTTTCCCTGGAACGAAAGAGGCAGATTTTAAAGCACGTCTTGAGCAGTTAAAAGGCACAGCATTTCTGCAAGCCTTTGAAAAGCTGAAAGGTGGTGGTGCTGTCTCTGAAAGAGAAGGGCAACAAGCAACAGCCGCCTTAGCAAGATTACAAACTTCCCAAACAGAGAAGGAGTTTAAAAATAGTTTGCAAGACTTTAATAATGTCATGGCTGGTGTTACTGATAGATTAAAAGTTAGAGCAAATGGCGGTGTTCAGCAGCCACAAGCGCCTCAATCGCAACCGTCTATTGATGATCTGGTTAATCATTACGGAGCTAAATAATGGCGACCCAAGAAGAGATTGGTATTGCTTTACAAAACGCACATGCAGCCGGTGACACGGAAGCAGCAGCAAGATTAGCGCAAGCCTACAAAGCACTTAACATTGATGTGCCAATAGATAGTCATCCTGTTATGGATGCTGTACGAGGCTTTGCTAATCGTGGCAATCAAGCGATGACGGCATTAAACCCATTTGCTACCCAAGAAGATTTAGATAAACGCGCAGCAGAACAACAGTGGGTTAATGAAAGGCCTTGGGCGCAAGGTGGGCAGATGGGCGCTGATATGGTAATGACGGCTCCTGTTGGAGGATTGGCATCAGCACCAGCAAGAGCAGTGGGTTCTGGTGTGATAGAAGCCTTAACGACACCGGGCGATACTTCTAAAAGAGCTGATGCTTTTAATTACGGCACGATAGGCGCAGGAGTAGGAGAGGGCGTAGGTAAAACGGCAGAGTTTTTGCTGAATCCATTTAAGAAAATAGCGAGTCCAATTAAATATAAATTAATACAACAAGCTGAGGACTTAGGGATTAAATTAAACGCTGCTCAAGCTACAGGTAATAAAACACTTGGGTACATGGACTCAGCATTGGATTATATTCCCTCGTCATCCGTTATGCAGCATGAAGCAAAAGACGCACAACGCACAGCATGGCAAAAAGCCTTATTTAAACAAGGCGGTGAAAATGCGGATAATGCCTCAGCTATGGGTGATATGAAAAGACGCATATCAGGCGACTATACCGATGTTTCGTCAAGAAATAATATAACCGTCGATCAAAAGCTAAAAGATGCCCTAGATGCTATTGGAAGCGATAGAAACATGAACATTATGGATGTGAATAAGCGTCCAATTATTTCTCAATACCTACAAGACTTTAATCAACCAGTAGGAAGCACTTTTAGTGGTCAGGGCTATCAAAACACCCGATCCATGTTAGATAAACAGTACAAGTCACTTAAAAACTCTAATCCAGCAGAGGCAGATTCATTAAAAGGTATTCGTGATTCTATAGACTCAGCAATGAGTAGAAGTGTATCACCGGAAGATGCGGCTAAATGGGCTAAGGCTAACAATGACTGGTCGGTCATGAAGTCAATCGAGAAAGGTGTTAATCCGACTACCGGAGAAATTAGCCCTAATCTATTAATGAATGGATTAAAGCAGCGTAATCCTGACAGCGTTATCTATGGTAATGGTCCACAAGAACTAAATAATATTGCTAAGGTAGGTCAAGAGTTTATTGCTCCACAATTACCAGATTCAGGATCAGCGCAAAGAGCTGCGATGATTAAGATGCTAACAAGCCTTCCAGCTGCCGGTGCTTTAGGTGGCACAGGTGGATTTGCTTATACTCACGATCCAGTTGATGCTTTAGGTACTGCTGGTGCTTCTATGCTTGGAGCCGTATTGATACCCAAGCAAGCAGCAAAATTAATGCTGAAAGACGGAGGCTACCTGTCAAAAGGACTCCTAGACTTATCAAAAGAATCTTTGCCAGGAGTGTCGAGAAAAGGGCTTTTAGAGTTTTTAACACGACAATCAGGACTCCAGACAGGTAATGAGATGATGAGGCAATAATTACTCAGGAATCATTCCCGGTGGCACAGGCATATTGGGATCAACTTCATCATGGCGCGGTGGCTCACCAAAGCCGCCATAAGGGTTATTAGGCGATTGTTGGCTATATTTAGAGCCATATTGTGAGTATGGGTTATTAATGCTTGTCTGTGAATAAACAGATCCATAAGGACCATAGGGATTACTTGTTGAGTTTATGGCGTAAGGATTACTCGATAGCTCTCCTAAATAAGTTCCATCAGGTGCTACCAGTGAAACTGCAAAAGCTGAGTTGCTGATTAGTAGTAGTGCGATAAAAGTTTTCATGCGTTTTCCTATAATGTCAATGGTGCGAATGGTGCGAATTTAAAAATTGACAGTTTTGACAGTATTTTTGTTATTCCCACATTCTGAGATGTTTATAGCAGTATTCACAAATCTTCAGATTGAGTTTAGCGTACTCTTTAAATCTGTTACATTTGTGTTCTGGTTTGAACCAGTTAAATAGTTTTTTCATAATCCCCCTAAATATCAATATCCCCTGGATTAATGTTGCAATATCTTTGCAATGTTTTCCAGCTCGAGTGTAAAGTGATTTGTTGGACATCAACTATTGATAATCCTTTCTCAAATAGACGACTGGTAGCTTCATGACGCATATCATGAAAATGCAGATTATCTATCTGTAGTAATCGACAGGCATTAGTAAAGTAAGTGCAAATAGTTTTAGTAGTATAAGGAAACACACGCTCATCAATCTTCGGTTGCCTCATGATGATCTTATAAGCACTCAATGGCATCTTTGCTCTTTTGTTAATAACTCGTTTCAATGGGTCTTTTAGCCCATAAACCACATACGTTCTATCTTCATGACGAATGTCGTCCCATTTAATCCGCATAATCTCAGACTGTCTTCGGGCTGAATAGATAGCAAACCACATCAAGTGAAGCATGGGTATATTCATGCCGTCAAAGTGCCTAGATAGCGCCCATAACTCCTCCTTGGTAGGCCTCCTATCCCTTGCCACAGATGAGGCAATAAGACCATGTTCGCTCAGTATTCTTCTAGCTTCATCAAAAATACCCATATTAAATTCTAGCTTGTGCATACCAGACATAGTTTGGATAACACCGGATAGCCATATCAGATCATTCTTAGCTGTCTGAGGCTTACAAACTTCATTCCTAAGCTGGATATGCTTAACTAAATCTTTAACTGTTAGTTTATGAACATCAATATTGCAAATATCTCTAGTCCTTAATCCTTTTAAGTCTGATTTCTTAGTACGACCTTCTGGGCTGAATAGGTTTATGTATTCATCTATTAGAGTGCCAATCGAAAGATAATCTTTCTTAGCATAGACATTTGTATTCTGTAACTCTAATTCTCTACGCAATCCCCAGTCTTTTGCCAACTTAGATTTTAAGAAGGTTTTTGATTGTCGATGAATTACAATACCGTCTTTACGAATAACAATCTCGCACTTGTATTTTATTGTTCCATCTGCAAGTGTGTATTTTCTTATTGAAGCCATAATCAGTCCGCATGAAATTTGATGCGGACATTATGCGGACATATATATCTAAAACGCAAGATTTTAATCTATTTTAAACCATGATAAACCTAGATAAACCAAGTCATCGCTTCTGTGTTGCCCCAATGCTGGATTGGACAAATACGTCATATATCATAGGGCTTACAGGGTTTCATGCGGACTTGGCGCGGACTACTTAAGGTTATCCACAGGTTTTATGAGATTCCAGACAGAGATTTAAGCACATCAGGAATGCAATTTCTTTTGTGCTTATCAAGAGCGCGAGCTACAGATTCGGCTTTTAATATTATTTCACCACATGTTTTTTTCTTTAATTTTTTTGATGCAGAATCTATTTGAGCATTAGATAGTTTGCTAATAAATACTGTACACCCTTTTATCATATCAGCAGACCATGAAGCATTGTCTGTTGGCCAAGTATTTTTAATAAATTTTAACGCAATAGGCAAACTTTCAGAGTTAATTAAATCTTGTATAGTTCCTATTGCATTAGAATGTTTATAGCTTGGGTTTTTATTATTTAAAATCTTAACATCGACTTCATTCATTAATTTACGAATTTTTAAATAAGTTGGGTGTTGACATGAAATTCCAGCAATATATCTATCATAAGGTTTAACATTGACACCACCCGTTTTGGGTTCATTACAAGCAATAAATATGGGCGCTTCTTCCATGCGACCTGTTGAGTCCATGACATTGCATTGGAAAGTATTTATTCCAACACCGAGTAAAATTTCTTTAGTATGCTGGCCATCAACTATGTAGCATTTGCCATCTTCTCTCTTTGCTACTAACGGAGTATCAACTAAAGCAATATTAAAATTTTTAATTCCATACTTTACATCAGCTAAATTAAGTTTTCGCTGATACCCACCGTTTTCAGGATCATAATCAACCAATAATGTGTCTAACTTTAGACTTTCTATGCGTCTGTTTTTCATATTAGCTCCTTGATCTGCTATCTAAAACATCAGCTAGTTGGTCAATATCGACAAGCCAAGGGGATTTTGTAGACCCAAGTCTAAATGCTTTTATACCGCCTAATTCATTTTTGATAGCCATTTTAGAAATGACACTCGGATCACTAATGCCTAAATACTCAGTTGATATTTGGAGTAGTGGAATAAACTTTTTACCGTACTGCTTAAATAATGCTTCAGATGTTTTCATCATCTACTCCAATACCATGTTCTTTTTCTATAATACGAACCAGATCAACAAAACCTTTCCATTCTTTCTTTAATAATATCTTGCAGACGGCTTCATCGGTTAAAGGTTCACGTTGCGATGGTTCTGTGTAGTAGAGTGGTCGAATGTTTATTTGATGTGCATTAGCAGTAGGTTTATCTATACTAACAACATCTAACCACCCTCCAGCCGTGTGTTTTTTCCACATCCAAGCTTCAATGCTCATAAATAACCTCAACCTCTAAACTTGCTGAAAAGTGAATGACATTACCGGCTTCGTTTTTGCAATAGCTGTACATACCATCCACATTCTCTAAAAAATAAACCGTGTTGGATTCATCACCTTGAATAGTAAAAAAGGTGTCTCTGGGTAAGTTATAGAGTTTCATGGAACTCTCTTTGCTGCTTGTTCCAGCCTGACCACGTTAATTAATGCCATTCTGATTTCTGGTGATTGTTTACTATATTTTTCGTGTCGATTTAACACAGCTAATTCTCCTCGTGTCACCATTTGCAAATTCTCTATGCTGCAATCCAACTTGTTGTCACCGATAAATATCACCAGATCACCTTTTGCTATGGGTCCGTTTACTGCCTGCCAAACTAAGCGGTGTTTAGCTTCCCACTTCCTTGGCTCGGCCACCTTAACTTCCAAGTAACCATCTTTAGTTATTCGTTCTGAACCTACTGGAAGAGTATTAAATGGGTGATTGCCTTTTTTAAAAGTCGTAGAACTTTTACCATTAACGCCTTTTAAGCCGGTGTTCCAAGGCTTATTACCTTGTGCAAATCCGGTGTTTTTATGTTTAAAGCCACGACTTTTGCAGGCGTTAGTAAGCTGGTGTGTTATCAAATTAAGACCAAATGTCTGGTTAAAGCGGGCGACTATCTCAACATTATTAAGCTCATAACGGTTTGCTTTTAACCAGGCTATTTGTTCAGGCTGCCACTTATGCCCTTTCATTTTCAAGCATCTTTGGCAAGTCTTTAACGCTACCCATGTTTTTTTGCACTGTGACAATATCGAGGGCTAGTTTAGAGTTGGAAATAATGTCACGGGCAATAGAACTAACCGCTTTGCTACGTTCAATTTCAGCGCTTAAGTAGTCATCGCCTACCGTATCATCGGTGAGTCTTACTAATTGATCGAACAACACATCATTCAGCTTGCTTAAGTTATTCATACATCCCCTTTTATTCTTATTATTTGAGTCATTGGTCGAGAAAGGCGCGAACGCATACGTTTTATTTCGTAGCGTCTACGTATGTGCATAGGTTCAAAGTGACCAGCAAAAATTTGTTGGAAAGTGACTTGTCCCGTTGCGCCCAATTTTTTTCTATTTCTGGCATAAATCCAATGCAAGATAGTTTCTCTATCGTAATACTTGGCTTGTTTTCCTCTTTTAACGCCTAACGAGTCAAATGTGATGGACGCGCAAGGTAACTGTCCTCGATCATCCATAACGCCTACATGCTGCGCAGTTACGTTTAGCAATTCACCAACTTCACGTCTTGAAATTAATTTTGCTCTATCCATTGCGGACTCCTAGAATGGGATATCATCGTTAAATTCATCAGCAGCTTGTTTAGGTGGAGCAGGACGTTGTGGCGCTGATCCGTCTTTCCTGCCACCAACTAAATCAATAATATTGGCATTGAGTTCAAGGTTGAATTTGGTTGTGCCGTCATTGGCTTTGTATTCACTTTGGGTAAGCTCACCTGAAACAAATACTGTCTGGCCTTTTTTTAAGTAGTCTTTTAAATTACCTTCAGCCCGTTTGCCAAACAAAACAACACGCACCCAATTAGTCTTTTGTTTGTCACCAAATCCGACATTATTGGCTACGGTAACGGTTAATATGGCTGATCCTGACGGTATGTCCCTAACCTCAGCATCTCTGCCGACAGTGCCGGTAAAACTAAACACATTGCTCATTTATATTCCTCTCTAAAAGTTTCTGAAAAGTTCAAGTTAATTAGTCGTTCAGCATTGGTGCGCGAAAAACTAAAACCTGTCATTACTAAATCAATAATAATTTCTTGTATGCCTAAGTTTGCTTTGTTGACCAATACAGTCATCAGCGTTTCTTCAGGCTCATAAAATGATTCGTTCTCGTTCATAAATCCTCACTTTCATATTAAGCATGGAGCTACTGCAAAGTTCATTCTGTTATAGAGTTCTCGGCATTTTTCAACATCTTGCTTGTTGTATTCAGCGATTTCTTCAATACGACCATCCAGCCAATAGTCATAGACTTTACTGCCATCTATATCGCCTTTACCTTCCATACCAAATGCTTTGCTGAGTGCATCTAAGCTACCGATCCCTGAGTATTGCCCTGTTCCAGTCCAAGCTACTTTTGTATCAAATACTTTTGAGTCCCAAGGCTTTGCTTCATACGGAATATGTATGGTTGGCCTAACACCTAGCATGACGCAGCGTTGCCACAAAAATCTCAAATCAAATCCTGTAATGTAATGCCCTGACCAAGTAGAGATATGGACTTTTTGACCATACTTATCAGTCAGCTCATTAATATCAACAAAGAATGATCTGAGCAATCCAGCTTCATTATCATCAGACCGGTAATTCACATTAACTGGACCATCATCCAGCGCCCAGGCTATTGAGATAATCTCGCCCAATGCGCCATCAAATGACTGTTTACGATGTATCTCATTGGCTGCATCATCAGCTTTTTCGGCATACCATTTGTCGATTGTTGCTTGCACTGACATAGTGGCAGGCGGTTTGATGTTTTCGCGTATAGCTTCAACTACACCAATAGCTTGGCTAGGGATGGTTTCCAGATCAAAGTGCAATATGCTCATGCTGCTACCTCGGTTAATTTGGCTTTCATTTCGTCTTTAATCTCAACGAAATTAGGTTGCATGGGCTTAGGTATCATTTGCCATGCAGAACCAAGCTGTGTCACATTCTTAGCCGTTTCCAGCAAGGCTTTATAGTCAGGTTGTTTTTCCTGCCCTGTTGTTGCGTCTAATGCGTCATGCTCGACGATTTCTAATGCTGACTGCCACAAATAACGTCTTTGATAAGTTTGTACTGCTCCAAGATTTTGAACGTCATGACATCCTTTAAGCGAGGCTGATGACATAGGAGAAGTAATAGTTATTTTGCCGTCTCCTTCATGCTCAAAGATATTTAGCTCTGCCAGCTCTACACCAAAGCTGATAATGCCAGTTAAGCCAACATCATTAAAAATGGCTTGAATCTGTGGCAAGTAGTCGCCTAATTCAAAATAGGAATATTTAGCAAAAGCATTAACGCCAGACTTGTTAAGTGGTGTTGCTTGTAAGCGTATTCGTGCTTCTTGAAGCTTTTTATAAATAGTCATCATAAACCTCTGTATAATGTGTTTGGGCTTCTGTATTGGCGTACAGATTCCCGTATTCGTTTAAGTAATGTTTGTTTGTGAATCTTGGCTCGCGGTGGTTCTCAAAGTCAGCC